CATTAATTAAAAAACAGTGGGGGGAAAATGTTTCCAAGTATGATGGCATTACGATGCCTGGTGGAGTTACTTTCAATGGACAACGGCTTATTGACGAAGCAAACGAAGAAATTCAAAGACTGGAAGAAGAAATGTCATTGAGTTATGAGTTACCAGTTGATTTTATGATAGGATAATTTGATGGCAATAAATCAATATTTCAATCAAACTACATTCGTACAAGAGCAAAATTTAATAGATACTTTATTGCAAGAATCTATACAAATTCATGGGCAAAATTTCTATTATATAAGAAAAACTACAGAGAATCCAGATACAATTTTTAATGAAGATTATCTTGCAAAATATGAAAATGCCGTTCTGATTGAAATGTATATAGAAGATACCGAAGGTTTTGGTGGAGAGGGAGACTTTCTTTCCAAGTTTGGTTTGGAAGTAAGAGATCAATTAAATGTGATGGTATCTAAAACAAGATGGGAAGAAGAAAATCCAAACTATCTTGTACCAAAAGAAGGTGACTTACTTTACTGGCCTTTGGTAGATAAAATATTTGAAATTCTATTTGTTGAAGATGAAGTTAACTTTTATCAATTAGGTAAAACTTATGCATATAGATTGCAAACAGAAACCTTCGAGTACTCACATGAAGATTTCAATACTGGTATTGAAGTAATTGATGATATTGAAACAGAAAAACAATACTCAGTAGATTTAACAATGGGTACAGGTTCTGGAGATTTCCAAATTGGAGAGATAGTATATCAAGGTACAAATTTTGCAGAAGCGACAGCAAGTGGTGTTGTATTGAGTTGGAATAGTGGAACTAGTGTATTAAGATTAAATAACTTGACTGGAAACTTTTTGCAAAATACAAATACAATTGGTATAACAAGCGCTGCAAATTATTTGTTGGGTGCAACACAACAATTTATTTATGTCGAAGACAAAACTATAGATAATAATCAATTTACAACAAAAAGTGATGATGTCATAGACTTTTCCGTAACTAATCCATTTAGTGAGGGTTACTAATGTTAGGTATAACTCCACAATATAGAAGTACAATTAGAAACTATGTAATTGCATTCGGTAGTGTCTTTGATGATATCACGGTTGCAAGAAAAGATAGTGTTGGAAAGACACAACAACTTATAAAAGTTCCCCTTGCATATGGGCCCGGCCAAAAATATCTTTCAAGACTTGATGCACAATCTCAAAATAACGAAGTTGCAATTACTTTACCTAGAATGAGTTTTGAAATGACTTCGTTTAATTATGACCCGACAAGAAAAAGAAGTAAAATTCGTGGTGTTAGAAATATAAAAAACCCAGATGACAATACTTCAAATTTTGTTTATAATCCTGTTCCTTGGGATATTGGGTTTGCGCTTTCTATTATGGTAAAAAACGCAGAAGATGGAACTCAAATTTTAGAACAGATTTTACCTTTCTTTACTCCTTCTTTTATCTTACCAATAAAAGAAGTTGAAGAAATGAATTTAACAACTGATGTTCCATTAATATTAGATTCGGTTGATGTACAAGATGAGTATGAAGGCGACTTTCTTACAAGAAGAGCTTTGATATGGACTTTATCTTTTACAATGAAAGGTCAAATATATGGCACTGTTGCAAAAAGAGATATTATTAGAACTGCATTAACTAATACATATGATAAAGACAATCCAGATCAAAAATTTACAAGTTCGGTTGTACCTAATGATTTTGGTTTTGGGACTGATCTTCCTTGATAGGAGTTTGAAATGAGTAATGATATAGATGATAAACTGAATAACTTTCTAGAAGTCAATACGGAAATTAAAAACAATAAACCGCCCGTAATAAAACAGGTCGAGCAGTATGATATTTCCAAAGAAAGAGATAGAGAAATCCAAGACGATTATGAGTTTCGGAGAGAAACACTATATCAATTGATTGGTAAGGGTCAGGATGCTTTAGAAAATTTAATGCATGTTGCAAAGGAAAGTGACCATCCAAGAGCATATGAAGTCACAGGTCAATTGATGAAAACAACAGCTGATTTAGTCAAAGACTTAACTCAATTACAAATCGAAATGAATAAAATACAAAACGAAAAGAATGGCGGGGGCCCTAATAAGGTTATAAACAACAATTCTGTTTTTGTTGGTGATACCAATGAATTTTTAGAAATGTTAAAGGGTAAGAATAGAACATGAGTGAGTTTTATAATAATAACCCAAACTTGAAATCTGCCGGTATACAAATTCAATGGGATAAACAACAGGCAGAAGAATATGTAAAGTGTATGAATGACCCCATATACTTTATTAGGACATATGTTAAAATTGTAAACGTAGATTTGGGATTAATTCATTTTGATTTATATCCATTTCAAGAAAAAATGGTAAATAATTTTTATGAAAATCGTTTTACTATTTGTAAAATTGGGAGACAATCAGGAAAGTCAATTACATGTATTGCATTTTTTCTGCATTATATCTTATTTAATAAAGATGTTTCTGTTGCACTTCTTGCAAACAAACTCGCTACCGCTAGGGAGCTGTTAGGTAGATTACAAATGGCATATGAACATTTACCCAAATGGCTACAACAAGGGGTGGTTACTTGGAACAAGGGTAATATTGAATTAGAAAATGGCGCGAAAGTAATGGCTGCTGCAACATCATCCAGTGCAATTCGTGGTGGTTCTTTTAATATTCTATTTTTGGACGAATTTGCATTCGTTCCAAATGAGTTGGCAGAAGAATTTTTCAATTCAGTTTATCCTACAATTTCTTCTGGTCAATCAACAAAAGTTATAATTGTATCAACACCACAAGGTATGAATCATTTTTACAAACTTTGGGTTGACGCAGAAGAAGGTAGAAATACATATGTACCAATTGAGGTACATTGGTCAGAAGTTCCAGGCAGAGATGCAAAATGGAAAGAAATGACCATTAAAAATACCAGTGAACAACAATTTAAGCAGGAATTTGATACGGAATTTTTAGGTTCTACAAACACACTTATTAATACCGCAAAATTAAAATCATTAGCATATAGAACTCCAAAAAGAATTTTGGAAAATGGGGATTTGAAAATATATGAAGCGCCAAAAGAAAATCATTTATATTTTGTTACAGTAGATGTAGCGAGAGGAAGGGGTGGAGATTATTCTGCATTTTCCATTTTTGATTCAACCGAAGTGCCATATAAACAAGTTGCTGTGTATAGATCAAATCAAATTCCACCAATGATATATCCAAATATTATTATGGCACTTTCCAGAGAATATAACGATGCTTATATTTTGGTGGAAATAAATGATGTGGGACAACAAGTAGTTGATATTTTATATCATGAAATGGAATATGAGAATATTATAAGTGTTCAAAATGATCCAAGAAAAGGACAGAGTATTTCTAGTGGATTTGGCAAAGCATTTACTTTGGGTATACGAACAACAAAAGCGACTAAAAAACAGGGATGTTTTAATTTTAAAAGTCTTATAGAAGAAGATAAATTACTTATTCCAGATTATGAAACTATAAATGAAATGAGTTCGTTTGTCGCAAAAGGACAAAAATTTGAAGCTGAAGCTGACAGAACTGATGATTTGGTAGATACTTGTATTTTATTTTCGTGGATGACCACAGAGACATATTTTAAAGACCTCTGTAATATAGATACAAGAAGAGAGATATATGATGAAAGAATCAGAATAATGGAAGAAAATATGTTGCCTTTCGGTTTTATACGAAGTGGGGCAGACATTGAAACATTTGTAGATGCAGAAGGTGATATGTGGGTAGTTGACTAAATCTGTTTTTTTATAAATAAATTATGAAACATACAATAAAAGAATTTTTTATAGATACAAACAAACTTAATATAGAGGAGATGAAAAATGCCATTCCAAGTAAGTCCAGGCGTTAATGTTTCAGAAATCGACCTTACTGCTTCTGCACCAGCTGTCAGTACCTCAGATGGTGCAATGGTTGGTCAGTTTTCGTGGGGCCCTTCTAATGTAATTCAAAATATTAGTTCAGAAACTGAATTGGTAAGCGTTTTTGGTAAACCAAACGCCACAAATTACAAATCTTGGTTCACTGCAGCCAATTTTCTTGCATACTCAAATTCTTTAAAAGTTGTAAGAGCATTGGGTACTGGTGCGCTGAATTCGATTTCTGGTACAAAAGTATCAAGTTCCGCATTAGATGGTCAAAATACAGAAAGTGGAGTTGACGCAACAAACGCAATTCCTTTCACTGGTGATGCTGCTGTTACGCAAGTATCAGATGGTGATGGTACAACAACCGTATTTACAATCACTGACCCAGCTGATATGACAGATAGAACCGCGACCGTTTCGGTTGATGGAAGTACTCTAACAGATGGTGTCGGATTCGTAAGAACAGGAAATAGTATTGATTTTGCTGCTGGTACATCACCGCACGGCGCGCCTCAAGCTGTTGTTGGTAATGTTGTAATCACCATTGCAGCAAGAACTCAATTTACTCTTTCAAGAGATACATACGAATCTGATGTTGTTGTTAGAATTGATACAGTAGTACAAGATGCGTCTACATATTCTTCAACTGGCGCTGTATTAACATTCAACGCTGCGCCAGCAGATGGTGCTTCAATCGAAGTTGATATTCCAGCCAGAACTAAATTTGTAGTCACTGAAACTATTGAAACTACAGATAGTCTTACTGTCAAACTCGACAATGTAACTCTTGCACTTACAACAGATTACACGGTTAGTGGACAGACAGTAACTTTTGTATCCGCGCCCACAAGTGGACAAACAGTTACACTTCAAGTTTTTAGTGCTGCTGTTGAAAGTTTCCAATACGGAACACTTGTAGCACCCATTGGTAACGAAGATGATCTTTCAGTTCATGATACTGGCCAAGGCGGTGATGCAGTATTTGGCGCACGTTGTGCCGGTAAAAGAGGAAATAATTTAAGAGTTTATTTAGTGGACTCCGCTACATTTAGCGAATTACCGCAAGCATATCAAAATCTATTTGATGCAGCTCCAGGCACAAATGAACTGCATGTCATAGTCGAAGAAAATGTCGCTATTGGTGATGGTGGATTTCAATGGAATGTTGTAGAAACACACTCTTTCCTATCAAAAGCAGGAAATGGAAAAAGAGCTGATGGAACTAATGTTTATTATGTAGATGTGATTAGAGAACAATCTGGTTTCATTTGGCCACTTAATCATCCAGAAGATCTTGCATGGGGAACAGATGTTGCAAATGGCGATGCGGCACTGCCGTCTTTGTCCGAAATGTATTATTCTCCAATGTCAGGCGGTAATGATGGTGTTACACCAACTGTTGGTACTGTTTCGAGTGCATTTGATTTGTTTGCGGATTCAGAGACAACTGACGTATCACTTCTTTTGTTGGGTGAGTGGGGAGAATTTGGTGGAAATGCAGATAACAGAAACACTATTCTCGCACACCTTATCTCTATAGTTGAGTCGAGAAAAGATTGTGTTGCGATACTTTCCGCATCTTGGGCTTCCGTTCAGTCAAAGAATGCAAGTAATGTAATTAGTTCATTTAATGATTTGGCCAGTAATTATGCATTCGCAGATTCAAACTGGAAATATCAGTACGATAAATACAATGACGTATATCGCTGGGTTCCAATGAACGGTGATGTTGCTGGTTTGATGGCTCGCACAGACAGTGAAAGAGATGCGTGGTTCTCTCCAGCAGGATTTAACAGAGGCATTATTAAAAATGTTGTTAAACTTGCATGGGCACAAAATAAAACTGATAGAGATGATCTTTACAAAAAGGCAATTAACCCTGTAGTAACATTTCCTGGCCAAGGCACCGTCTTGTTTGGTGATAAAACACTTACCACTAAACCAAGTGCATTTGACAGAATTAATGTTCGTAGATTGTTTATCGTACTTGAAAAATCTATTGCAGCTGCATCTAAGTTTACACTCTTTGAATTCAACGATGAGTTTACACGTTCGCAGTTTGTAAGTTTAGTAGAACCATTCTTGAGAGATGTAAAAGGCAGACGTGGTATTTATGATTTCCTAGTTGTTTGTGACGAAACAAACAATACTGCTGGTGTAATTGATAGAAATGAATTTGTTGGGGATATTTTCATTAAACCAGCACGTTCTATCAATTTCATTCAACTGAACTTTGTCGCCGTACGTTCTGGTGTAGCTTTCGAAGAAATTATTGGAACAGTTTAAAAAAAGTATTATAAATAAAACTAAAGACCTAGAGGAGAACTAAAATGGCATTTAATATAAGTGATTTCAAAAGTCGCTTGAAAAATGGCGGGGCGAGACCAAATCTTTTTGAAGTTCAGATTAACAATCCAGTAAATACTGATGCGGATGCTCTTTCTAATTTCATGGTAAAGGCTGCACAAATCCCCGGCTCAACTATTCCAGCCATTGATGTACCATATTTTGGTAGACAAGTTAGAATGGCAGGAAATAGAACTTTTGAACCTTGGACTGTAACAATCTTAAATGACGAAGACTTTTCTATCAGAAATGCTCTCGAAGAGTGGATGGGTTCAATTAATGGACACGAAAGTGGTACACAACTGAATAATCAGTTAGTTTATAAATCAAGAGATTCTTATGTAACTCATTATGCGAAAAATGGAAAAGCGATTGCAACTTATAATTTTACAGGCATTTTCCCAACAGAATTGGGTGCTATCGAACTAGCATGGGATAATAATGACCAGATTGAAGAATATACTGTAACATTTGCTTATGATTTCTGGACACATGATGATGTGGCAGTAAGATAAGTATTTAAAATGGATGTGAGGTGAATTATATATGGCTGTCAAACTATTTGGCTTTGAAATAAGTCGTCCAAAAGAACAAGAAAGAGAACTCAAATCATTTGTACCAAGAGAAACGGTCAATGATGAGGGTTCTCTTACAGTTCAATCAAACTTTTATGGAACATATCTAAATCTAGATAATAACGCAAAGAGTGATTCCGAACTCATTGATAGATATAGGGATATGTCAATTCATCCAGAAGTAGATTCTGCAATCGATGATATTGTCGCAGAAGCTATTGTTAATGATACAGATGAATATCCTATTAAACTTCTTACTAAAAATGTAAACCAGTCAGAAACTGTAAAGAAAACAATATCCGAAGAATTTAGTAAAATTCTACGGTTGATGAAGTTTAGAGAAAATGGTTATGATATTTTTAGAAATTGGTATATAGATGGTAGATTATATTATCACATTATAATCGATCCAAACAAACCAAAAGAAGGTATTAAAGAATTAAGAAAAATCGATCCAAGAAAAATTAAAAAAATTAGAGAGATCGAAAAGAAAGATAGAAAACAAGGCGAAACAAATGTATCCCTTATTTCCAATGTAAAAGAATATTACATTTACAATGATAAAGGTATAATTAACGGAGACACTGCTGGTGGTATTCCTATCACACTCGATTCCGTTGCATATTGTCCATCTGGATTAAAAGATGGAAAAAGAAATTATGTCATTGGACATTTACATAAAGCTATCAAACCACTTAATCAGTTAAGACTTGTAGAAGACTCCGTTGTAATTTATAGATGGTCAAGAGCACCAGAACGTAGAGTGTTTTATATTGATGTTGGCAATTTACCTAAAATGAAAGCCGAACAATATCTTAACGATATAATGACAAAATATAAAAATAAAATTGTTTATGACGGTAGTACTGGCGAAGTAAGAGATGACAGAAAACATCTTTCCATGTTAGAAGATTTTTGGTTTCCGCGCAGAGAGGGTGGTAGGGGAACTGAAATTGAGACACTTCCCGGCGGATCAAATCTTGGGGAAATGGACGATGTAATTTATTTCCAAAAGAAATTATACAAGGCGCTAAATGTTCCAATCTCTAGACTTGAACCAGAAAACAGTATTCAATTGGGTAGAGCTACTGAAATTTCAAGAGATGAATATAAGTTTAATAGATTTATTGTAAGATTAAGAAATTCGTTTACAGTTCTGTTTATGGATTTGTTAAAGAAACAATTAATCATTAAAGGTATCATTTCTCCAGAAGATTGGGAAGAACTATCAGAAGAAATCATTTTAGATTATACACAAGATTCTTATTACACAGAAATTAAGAATACAGAAATGATTAGAGATAGAATCACATTAGTTGGAGAGATGGCAGATTTTGTTGGTGTTTACTATTCAAAAGATTGGATACGCCGTAATATATTAAAAATGTCTGATGATGAAATAAGAGAAATGCAATCACAGATGGATTC